AAATTTACACCGATTTTGAAATTGAGGGGCATTTTGGACAAAGGAGAGTTAGATGGACATCAAGGAGTTGAAGAAAAGAGAGGATGAGATCATCGAGCGTGCAAAACAGATCGGTGTTGAGGATGAATATCTTTTCAGAACGACACTTGATAGATATCAGACGCAGATTCGGTTTTGCGAGGATCTGAAAAAAGCGTATGAAGAGAACGGCACGATGGTCGAAAAGGAATACATCAAGGGGCGGCTCAATCTTGTAGTCAATCCCGTGATAAATGCGTACAATCAGACAGTCGCAGGAGCGAACAAAACGGCAGACACACTTTTGAAGATATTGAAGTCTGTTGATCCGGAGGCAAGAAAACCAAAAACAGATCCATTGCTCGAAGTCTTGAAAGGGTGAGCACATGAACAAAGCGTATGAGTACGCAAAAAAAGTAATAAGCGGAAAACTCAAAGACTGTTATGGCAAGAAAACAATTGCTCCAAAATACGTGATCAAGCAATGTGAGAATTTCATCAAGATATCTGATGGGAAATCAAAGCAATTCAAGATTGACGAGAAAAAAGTCAAGTTAGTAGAGAACCTTTTGAAGTTGTTAAACATGCCGCTCGGTATCAATGCCGGTCAGACACTATATGAGTGCACGACTGGGTATCAGTGGCTTTTTTATATTGCAATACTATGCACAGTGTATCGGGATGATCCGGATCGGCGGAAGTATGAAACAGGACTCCTTGAAATATGCCGTAAAAATTACAAGACCTATACAATCGGCGCACTGTTTATACTTTTGATGTTGACGGAACCGAGATTCTCAAAACTTTACTCCGTCGCACCTGATGGAGCATTATCTCGAGAAGTCAAGGAGGCAATCGCAAACACGTTGAAATGTTCTCCTGCAATTTATAACGATATAGACGGAAACCCGAGATGGAAAGTATTGAGAGATTATATCCAGTGCAATGTCACCGATGTCAGATACACGCCTCTCAATTATACAAACTCAAGGTTTGACGGAAAACTTCCTGCTGCTTTTTTGGCTGATGAGGTTGGGGCACTGCCGAACAATTACGCAATCGAGGCTATGCGCTCCGGTCAGTTAAACATAAAAAACAAACTGGGGTGTATCATTTCGACAAAATACCCGTCAGTTACGAATCCGTTTGAGGATGAGGTAGAGCACGCAAAACGTGTTCTTGATGGGTTGGTCGAAGATGAAACACTCTTCGCTCTTTTATATGAACCCGACAATCCGAAAGCGTGGGCGACAGATGACCTTGTCTTACAACAGGGCAATCCTGCATCACTCGAACGTGAGGAGATATGGAGGGATATTGTAAAAAAGAGAGCACAAGCAATCGAGAGGGATCTCTTGCGAGAGAACTTCCTTACCAAACACTGCAACATCGCATATCAGGGTGCGGCGAGTGAGTCGTTTGTATCTCCCGACAAGGTCAAGGCATGTGAAGTCGAGGAAATCGATTGGACTGATAGAGAGGTGTATATCGGAGTTGACTTGTCACAGACGAACGACAACACGGCGGTCGCTATGGCTTGCCTCGATGATGACGGAAATCTCTTGGCTGATGTGTTCGCTTTCATTCCGGAGGGCAGGATCGAGGAAAAGAACAAGTTTGAGCGAATACACTATGAAGACTTTATCCAGTCAGGAAAATGTATCGCATGCGGTGACATGGTCATTGATTATTCGGTTGTCGAGGAGTTTGTAGGATCATTAGAGGACAGATTCGGCTGCAAGGTCATGCAGATCGGCTATGACAGATACAACGCAATCTCATCCGCTCAAAAGTGGGAGAAAGATTACGGCATACAAACAGTCGAGATCCGTCAGCACTCCGACACATTGCACCCGGCTACTAAATATTTGACGGAAAAAATCGAGGATGGCTACTTCCGATTTACCAAAAATGATCTGCTACTGATGAACTTTGCAAACGCAAGGTGCACGTTTGATAACAACAAAAACAGATATGTGAATAAAAAGAAATCAACCGGCAAGGTTGATATGGTGGTCGCACTTATAAATGCGACCTTTTTGGTATATCAAGAAGAGATTTACGGTAACGATTTCATTTGTGAGGTGTTCTGATGGGACTTTTTAAGCGAAAACAAGAGGTTATCGAGACACGGAGCGAGGAGGCAGAGGATCTTCTTCTTGCCGCAATACTGGGCGACGATATCGTCACGAGAAAGACCGCAATGAGCATTCCTGCGGTTGCGGCGTGCGTCAATCGTATAGCTGACACAGTGGCGAGTCTTGATATCAAGCTCTTTCAGAGAGACGGCGACGACGTCAAGGAGATTGAGGATATCCGCACCGAGAGACTCAACGGAGACACCGGCGACACGCTGACGGGGTATCAGTTAAAGCGTGCGATGGTCGTTGATATGCTACTCGGCAAGGGTGGATATGCCTACATTCGCAAGCAGAATGGAGTCGTTCAAGGCCTGCACTACGTTCCATGTTCAAAAATCTCATTTGAACATAACACTGATCCGATTATGAAAGCCTACAAGATCAGGGTAGAAAGCGAGTCTTATGAGGGTTACAAGTTTATCAAGCTATTAAGGAACACCGAGAACGGTTACTCGGGCAAGTCAATCATAGCTGACAGTCCTCTTTTGTTTGAGATCGTTACGTCCGCACAGGAGTTTGAAAAGGGTTATGCAAAGCGTGGCGGCGTCAAAAAGGGTTATCTGCAAACACAAGGCAGAGTCGAGAAAGACAAGATGCAGATGATCAAAGAGGCATACGCAAGAATGTACTCGAACTCGACAGAAAACATCGTCGTGCTGAATGAGGGACTAAACTTCAAAGAGGCATCTGCCACCTCGCAGGAGCTCCAGTTAAACGAGAACAAGATCACGAATAATGATGATATCTGCAAGGTGTTCGGCATCCCTCCAAAGATCATATCAGGCGGAGCGACGAACGAGGACAAAAGGCTCTACTATGAGGGGTGTATATATCCGATATTGGTCAGATTTGCGAATGCCCTTGATGATGTTCTGCTGAATCCGTACATAGACGAAGAAAGAGAGATGTTTTTCGCTTTTGATGACTCACTTCTCACGAAAGCGGACATCGAAACACGTTATAAAGCCTATGAAATCGGCTTGAAAAATGGCTTTTTGCAGCTTGATGAGGTCAGAAACAAGGAAAATCTTCCTGCATTTGGTCTTGATTTCGTCAAATTAGGCTTACAAGATGTACTTTTATACCCCGAAAACGGCGACATTTATACGCCGAACATGGGTGTTTTTGCAAATCTCAATGATAAAACTGTTGTAAAAGACGGCACAATGCCAGGAGGTACAAAAGATGCTGATACGAATTAAAAGGAACTCGGTCACAGTTGAGGGATATGTCAACGTGGTCGAGCGTGATTCAGAGGTCTTGTTCGATGGAAATAATTCATTTATCGAACGAGTAAAGCAGGGAGCGTTTAGAAAATCGCTCAAAAGACGTGAGAATGTCCGTGTTCTGCTTAATCATGACGAGGGCAGGGAGTTGGCAACCACCGCAGAGGGAACTGCGATTCTGAAAGAGGACGCAATCGGACTGTGGTGCCGTGCGAAGATCAAGGACGACGAGGTTATCCAGTTGGCAAGAGATAAAAGGCTTGTCGGGTGGTCGTTCGGGTTTCTTTCGCTGAATGATAGGGATATTTGGACAGACGAAAAGGTCAGACACAGAGAGATTCTTGACCTTGATCTGCGTGAGGTATCAATACTTGATGACTCAAAGACACCGGCATATCCGGCAAACTGTATCTCTACCCGTGAACTTGAAAACGGGGAAGAGGAAACGGTAGAGATCCGTTCACTTGATGACGGCATCGAGATCCGTGAAGAAGAGCAATCTGATCCCGGCGACGGGGTTTCAGATAAAGACGAGGGAAACCCCGTCGATGAGAACTACAAATTCAGAAACGACGCATTAAGAGCGTCAATACACTAAACAGGAGGTCAATACCATGAGTGTAAAAGAGTTAATGCAGAAACGTGAGGCACTGGTCAAGGAGATGACCGGTCTCGTGGATGCGGCTGATGTTGAAAAACGCAGTCTCAACGAGGATGAGCAGAAGAAATTCGCTGATCTGAAAGCACAGGTCGCAGACATCGATGCAACAATCGAGGCAAAGAGAGCACTCGAGGATGCACAGGTCGCAGACGACGGGGACGATGAGGACAAGGAGCCGGAGACTCGCTCGGCAGAGGATGTTGAGGAGTTGGAGGTACGTGCATTTGAGCAGTATCTTCGCTCGCAGGGACGCATCGAGACAAGAGATGATGCAAACATGACATTCGGTGCTAACGGGGCGGTAGTTCCCACAAGCATCGCAAACAGGATCGTCGAGGACGTGCTGAAGATATGCCCGATCTACGCTGACGCAGATCGCTACAATGTGAAAGGGTCTCTCACACTTCCGTACTACGACGAAAGTTCTTCACAGATCGTATGCGGATATGCGACAGAGTTTGTTGCTCCTGATGCAACCACAGGCAAGTTCAGCGCAATCACTCTGACAGGATTCTTGGGCGAGGCACTGACAAACGTCAGCAAGAGCCTTATCAACAACAGTCAGTTTGATATCGTTGGTTTCGTAGTTCGCAAGGTTGCAGAGGCTATTGCGAAGTTCATCGAGAAAGAGCTACTGATCGGTACACCGGCAACCACAAGCGGCGGCACCACTATTCCGGCAAAGATCGAAGGACTTTCTTCACTTGCAGCAGGACAGATCATCGAGAGTGCGGCAAACACCGCAATCACCGCTGACGAACTTATTCAGGTGCAGGAGCAGGTGCCTGATCAGTATCAGGCTAACGCTTACTGGATCATGAACAAAAAGACACGCACTGCAATCCGTCAGTTAAAGGAGAGCGGCACCGGAGCATACCTGCTCAACAAGGATGCCAACTCTCGTTGGGGTTACACCCTTTTCGGCAAGGATGTTTATACCACCGACACTCTGCCGGAGGTTAAGGCGGCTAACGCAGGCAAGGTTGCCGTTTACTACGGTGACATGAAAGGTCTTGCGGTTAAGGTCTCAGAGGATATCGAGGTTGAGGTACTCCGTGAGACTATGGCAACAAAGCACGCCGTTCAGATCGTCGGTTTCGTAGAGCTTGATTCAAAAGTGCAGAATAGCGAGATGATCGCAGGACTTGCACTCAAGTCAGCTTGACGGGGGTGATCCTATGACAAAGGTCAAGGCACTCGTTCCTTTTGTGGGCGAGATTGTTATGAACACCGGTGAGACAAGAGAGGTTTCTGACGAGATCGCAAAAGACCTTATCGGTGCAGGGTATGTCACTAAAATTGAGGATAAAACCGAGAAGAAAGTGGCAAAACCTAAAAAATGATATGGCGGTTAGAGTTGGTTGCTCTTAACGCATACGTGACGCTATGGGTGGATGGGATGATCAATCCTGCCACCCACTATGTCACGATATAAGGAGGATATAAATGAGCATATCAGACATCACGGCGGCACAAGTTGCCGACTATTTGAGAATCGATGATCCGAGCGAAGTTGAAATGTCAGAGATTGAAATGTTTATGGATTCGGCGAAAGCCTCTATCCGCTCAATGACAGGACTGTCGCAGGAGAAACTCGACGAACTGGATGATATGGTTCATCCGTATTTTCTTTTGATCGCAGAGCAATTCGACAACAGAAACGGTCACATCGAGAATAAACAAACTGTTATGAATCAATCAATCATGGAAACGATCAGACGGCACTCCGTCAACTATCTGTGAGGTCAGTATGAGAACAATGAACATCGGCAGGCTCAACAAAAGAGTCAGAGTCCTACGAAAAGACGACTCCGTGAACGTGCTCAATCAGAAGTCAAAGGATCTCGTAGAGGTCAAAACTGTATGGGCGAGCGTGGCTCCAGTCAGAGGCACAGAGAGATATGAGCTGCAAAAGCTCCATGAAGAGATCACGTATAGAATCTATATGCGATATTTCAGCGGGGTGACTGCAGATATGTATATCGAGTGCGAGGGACGGCTTTTTGAGATTCAGTCGGTTATTGATGTAGATTTCGAGCACAAGATGCTCGAGATCGACGCAACGGAGAAAGTCAAAAAGGCAGGGTGATCTTATGGAGGCAACAGTCACAGTCAAAGGGATTGATGAACTTGAACGCTCGATGCGTGATATGGTCAAATTATATCCTGACATGGCAGGGGATTGTTTGCGGAGCGAGGCTATAAAGACGAGGAAAGATATCGTTAAAAATGCCCGTTCTGATACGAATACTCGTTCAAAATCACGCATGTCGCTTGGCAGAATCGGCTCATACAGAGTCTCGCAAGTTCAAGGGTACAACGAAAGGCAATATGTCGAGATTTCGGCAAGGTCTCCACACTTTCATCTTGTGGAACGTGGTCATCAAATCAAAGTGCCTTATCATTTTACGTATAAAAACAAGATAACAGGCGAGAAGATCCGCAGGACATGGAAAAACGGAGGACAGATCAAGGGACGTGTAGAGGGCAAGTTCTTCTTGAAAAAAGCAAAGGACGACGAGCAAGAGCGTTTCCCGATGTTTGTATCGCAAATGGTTGATGAAATGATAAAAAAAGCGGGGTTTTAGGAGGTATCTATGAACTACACGCAATTAAAAGCAGGGTTGAACGCACACCTCCAAACCGTTTATCCGATGGTTTCGAACGACTCGCAGGCTTATGCCTACTATGGTCTTGAGATCGTCGAGGGATATGAAACACCGTGCTTTTTTACAAGGCTTGAGACGGGTGAAAGCCGTCCGGCAAACAAAAGCACACTATATCATAGATTGACATATTCCATCATGTATATCCCGACAGAGATTGACGAGATCGACCTGATGTCAAAGGTCGACACGATCAGGGAGCTTTTCGAG